ACTTTTTCCGTTACCAAAACCGCAAGAGTTTAAATCTGAGCAAGATCCTCAGTTATCATTTAATTTTGGAGGAGTTCAAAACACATCAAGGGCTGGCACTCCAATTCCAATAGTTTACGGTGAAATATTTACAGGAAGTGTTGTGATAAGTGCAGCAGTTGACACTAATCAGGTAGAAGCATGACTGATGAAAAGAAAATTATTAGAGGTTCTGGAGGTCCACCCCCTCCACCCCCACCTCCATATCGTGCTCCTGATACTTTACATAGTAGAGCTTTTGCTACTGTTCAAGATTTAATTTCTGAAGGTGAAATAGAAGGATTTGCCTCTGCTTCTAAGGAAGGCCTTACAAAAGGAACAACTGCTTATGACAATGCAAGTTTGAAAGACGTTTTTCTTGACGATACTCCAATATTAAATTCAAATGCCTCTAGTTCAAGTCCTGCTGATACTGACTTTAATTACAGAGATGTAACTTTTAAATCTAAGTTTGGAACGTCAAACCAAACTGCGATGAGTGGTATTCCTGCTGAAAGTAGATCTCCCACTGGTGTTGCCGTTACTGTTACTACTTCTGCTCCTGTAACGAGACAAGTCACTAATACAGATGTTGATGCTGTAATAGTTAATTTAACTTGGCCTCAGATACAAGTTGCAGAAGATGATGGCGATATTAGAGGAGATACTGTTGAATATAAGATACAAGTGCAGTATAACTCTGGCGGTTTTACCGATGTAATATCTACTTCCGTTAGTGGCAGAACAGCAGATGCTTATTCAAGAGATCACAGAATAAATATCACAGGTGCTTTCCCTGTCGATATAAGAGTGGTTCGTGTTACAGCAGATAGTACAGAAGATAATAGAGTAAATGCTTTTCAATTTACAAGCCTTCAAGAAGTTATAGATAATAATTCAAGTTATCCAAACAGTGCTTATGTTGCTTTAAGACTTGATAGTAAACAGTTTAATCGTATTCCTACAAGAAAATATCGTATTAGAGGAGTAAAAGTAAGAATACCAGGAGCAGGAGCATCTGGATCTGGAACACCTACGGTTGATAATGCAACAGGCAGAATAGTTTATCCAAGTGGTTATATTTTTAATGGTGTTATGGGTGCTGCTGTTTACACCAATTGTCCTGCAATGTGTTTGTTAGATTTACTTACTAATACTCGTTATGGATTAGGTAATCATATTACAGACAGTAATTTAGATTTATTTAGTTTCGTAGCAGCAAGTAAGTTTGCCAACGAAGAAGTTGACGATGGTACAGGATCAGGAGCAAAAGAAGCTAGATTTAGTTGCAATGTAAATATTCAGAGTCCGAAAGAAGCATTTGCAGCAATAAATGACTTATCAGGAGTTATGAGGTGTATGCCTATATGGTCTGCTGGAGGTATAAATCTATCGCAGGATAAACCTACAACAGCTAGTTATTTATTTAACTTGGCAAATGTAGGAGAAGGTGGTTTTAGTTATTCGGGAAGCAGCTTAAAAACAAGAAATAGCGTTATCTCTGTAAGTTATTTCAATATGGACTCTAAAGAAGTTGATTTTGAGGTAGTAGAAGATGCAACCGCAATATCTAAATTTGGAACAATAATAAAACAAGTTAAAGCTTTTGCTTGTACCTCTCGTAATCAAGCTGCGAGATTAGGTCGTGCAATACTTTTCGCTGAACAAAATGAATCTGAGACAGTTACTTTTACCACTTCTATAGATTCTGGTATTGTTGTAAGACCTGGATCTGTGATTGAGGTAAACGATCCAGTGCGAGCAGGAGTAAGAAGAGGTGGTCGTGTTGTATCTGCAACAACAACTACCATAACTATAGATGCAGAGTCGGATACAAGTTTACCAGCACTTAATGATAGTCCTACAATTAGTGTTATTCTGTCTGATGGCACTGTTGAATCAAAAAACATATCTGATATTACAAATGCAGTCATAACTGTCAGTTCTGCATTTTCTTCCGCACCAAATACTAACGCACCTTACGTTATTTCAAGCACAACGCTTCAAACACAGTTATTCAGAGTCATACAAGTTGAAGAACAGGATGATATTAATTATGTAATTACAGCACTTACTTATGTAGAGGGTAAATATAACTTTATTGAAAATGGAACAGCTTTACCGACAAGAACAATATCACTTTTAAACGCTCCTGCTGCAACACCAACCAATCTAACAGTTGTAGAAAAAACAGTTGTTATAAACAATATTGCTAGAAGTAAATTAATCATTGATTGGCAACCTGTAGAAGGCAGCACTCAATATTTAGTTAATTATAAATATGAAGATAATAATTATGTCTCTCAAGTTGTATTCAGTAGTGATTTTGAACTATTAGATACCAAAAAAGGAACATATACTATTGAAGTTTTTTCATATAACCTTTCTCTTACTTTATCTGTTAATTCTGCCACTACAACATTTGTAGCAAAAGGAAAAACTGCTTTACCCGAAGATGTTTCTAACTTAACTTTAGAACCAATAAATGAGCAATTTGTAAGATTAAAATTTAAACAAGCAACTGCGATTGATGTTTTACATGGTGGTCGTGTTTATGTAAGGCATACAAATCAAACAGGTAATAGTGCTACTTTTCAATCAGCACAAGATGTCATTGAAGCTGTTGCAGGAAACTCAACAGATGTAATATGTGCTGCACTTCCAGGAACTTATCTGCTTAAATTTCAAGACGATGGCGGTAGATTCAGTGAAAACGAAGCAAAAGTAAATTTATCTTTAGTAGATATACTTGATTCTATTGTTGTTAAAACAGATAGAGAAGATACAGACGGAACACCTTACAACGGAGCAAAGTCTAATGTTTCTTACGATGCTACTCTTGGGGGCTTAAAACTTACAAATCCTTCATCTAACGCAACTGGAACGTATGATTTCGTAGATACTCTTGATCTTGGTGGTACATTTTCTCTCACTTTAAAAAGGCACTTTCAAGGTGAGGGATTTTATGCTGGAGATGAGTTTGATAACAGAACGGATTTGATTGATACTTGGACAGATTTTGATGGAACGGTTGCCAATGATGCCAATGCAAAAATAGCAGTCCGAACCACAACAGATAACCCCAGTAGTTCACCTACATATACATCATTTAATGATTTTAGTAATGGTGTGTTTAAGGGTAGAGGTTTTCAATTTAGAATTACTTTAGAAACCGCTGATGTTGCTCAGAATATGAACCTTCAACAAGCAGGATATACAGCAACTATGCCATCAAGAACTGAGCAATCTTCTGTTATTGCATCTGGAGCAGGAGCAAAAGCGGTTACATTTACAGCACCGTTCTTTGTTGGAACGTCTGCACTTGGAAACTTAAATAATTTCTTGCCATCTGTTAATATTTCTCCGCAGAATATGGCAACAGGAGATTTCTTTGAACTTTCAAGCATATCTGGAACTGGCTTCACAGTTCATTTTAAAAACTCAAGTAATGCTAGTATTGATAGGAACTTTACCTACAGTGCTGTTGGTTTCGGCAAAGGAGGGTAACATGGAGGAAAATAGTTATTAACTATGGCTGACGTAACAAATTATAC